CCCCATACCGGGAGTGGACTCCAAACAGAGGACTATCATGTCTGTAAACAACGACTTTTCGGTTTTGAACGTACTGCGCCCTGAGGGCGCACCGTGTTCCGAAGTTGTTTCTATCGAGCTCCGTTACGCCGAGCGTATGTGGGACCCAGCCCGTGAGGACTGGAATCTTATAGACGCAGAGTATCTCGGATCTTCGAAAAGGAAGCAAATTCGGTCCCAGCCTGGCGTCAATGCCTACTGGAATTTCATGAACCTTCGGTCGTTGATTACGCAGCTGAGCAACCGTAAGGGGTTCAGCCGTCAAACACGATCGTACCTGTACGAGAGACTTAATGTGACTGTGAGGAAACTCCACCTCTATGAGTTGGAAGCTACTTATGGCCACAGAGAGACTATCTCGCATCAGTACTATGTCATGACTCTTGTGCAACTGCTTCCCTCATCTATGTGGGTTGTAGAAGTACGTGAGGCATAACTAGGTACTACTGTCTGGTGTTCCACCCTTCGATAGGGGGACTTCGCTCTTCAGGCGTGTAGTACGCCTTTGGTGACGAGTGGGCTCTAAACAAGCCCTATGGCGATTGTGAAGTCGTCGTCGTCTTTCACTAAGTAGAGTAGTGAGGCTCAAATTGAAGACCTACGGTCAAAACTTCGTTATGCCGACATCGGACCTTATCTTCGACAAAGCGACGAAAAACGTCACTTACATCGAGTCGAGGCCGAATACGACAAGCGTTGGATTTTCCGTTCTGGCCGACAATACGCATGGTGACCATAAAACAGTCAACTTGCATGAGTTCAAAAAGAACTACCTGCAGAGCTACATCGGTACTAAATATACCGAAAATGCTTCGCAGACTATCACACGCACCGGTAATGTTGCGAACTTCACTGACTTTGTCAATGCCGGAAGCTTAGTCGATTCGACGAGTCTATATAATTCCGCTCTTTCGAACCTACTTGATCAACTTCGATCAGGTGGGGTCGGGAGCGGTTTGGACTTGGCGATAGACGTGGCCGAGGCAGGACAGGTCAAGAAGATGTTGGGTGACGTAGGTCACTTATCGCAATACATCCGCGGGATCGGTCTTGGACGTTGGTCCAAGAAGTGGTTAGAGTATCAATACGGCTGGAGACCGCTAGTTAATAGCATCTTCGGCTCATTCGACGCTCTAATGCACCGCCGACTCTATTCACTCCAAAGAGTGGTCGGAAAATCCCGGAGATTCGTATATGACGAGAAGAATTTCTCGGATACCTTCAGCCCTGGCTCTCGTCAGAGAGTTGCGACTGTTGGACGGTACCGTTACAAAATTGTAGCGGAATACGATATCTCGAATACGTGGAGGCAACAACTGAGCGGGTATACCAGCCTTAATCCGGTTGGTATCGCCTGGGAGCTATTGCCATATAGCTTTGTCGTGGATTGGTTCTACGATATCGGTGGTTACTTGAGGAACATGGAAGGCGCTCTCCTGTTCGGAACTGGCTTTAAGACCGGGTACTCCGTTTACGGGTACAAGGTCGATCAGCAAGGAATCCTTACAGGGAGCGGTACCAGCATCGGAACTACGATTATTTGGAATGCTGATGCTTTATCGCGTCAGACTTACAAGATTCGTACCCCAATCGGTGTCTTTCCGTTCCCCAGAATACCGAGATTTCAATCTGATCTCGGATGGCAACGCCTTATCAGTGGCGCTTCTCTCTTGGCAAATTTCTTGCATCTACCGGGGGGACCTCGTCTCCCTGGGAAAATGCCTGGACTGCCTTGGATTTCTGATCCGTGATTCAGCTTAGGCTGGATTCTCATTCATCTTTCTAGGAGTTTACTCCATGGCTGCCGTCGCAAACATCGTTCTTGCAGACGCACAGGCGACCCCTGTGAATCACACCTTCATCCCACTCGGTCCGGACGCTAATGGCGTCTGGTGGTTCGAAGATCAATCTGCCTCACAAGCCCTTGGGTATTCCCGGATCAGCCTCAAGCTGACTCGGGCGCCCGTAGGCTCGAATGGCACGATTGGCCAGTCGAATCGTGTGAACCGGGTTCAGATGGGCATTCACCTTCCCGTACTTGAAACGCTCGGCACCAACGACGCGGGGGTAACCCCTCCGCCGACGGTGTCGTACGTGAATCGTGCGAATTTGGAGCTCATCCTCCCGGAGCGTAATACTCTGCAGAACCGTAAGGATCTGCGGAAATACGCCCAATTCCTCCTTGTCGACGCTCAGGTGGTCGCCATGGCGGAGTCTCTTCAAGCCGTTTACTAACCCTACTCCCAAAAGGAGCTGGTCGCATGGTTTAGCCGAAAGGCTTCTCAATGCTTTAGTGAACGAGTCTTTTGGAGACATCGATGCAAGACAGTTTTAACTGTGTGAGCGAAGTATTCTTCGCTCTTTGCAAGGAAGCGGACACACCGGTTTCTCTATCTTCTTGGCTTCGCTTTAAATACTCCCATAAGGAGTACCTCGAGCAGGAGCTACCGATAGGAGACTATTTGGAGAAAGACATCGACAGGTTTAAACGAGACTACTGTGTAGTGTCGGCACTTTCTAAATGGAAGGGCCTAACTACTGGCGTAGATCTCGAATCTGTTGCACTCGGGAAATTCGCACGTTCCGAGATGCAATGCAGCGAGGCAAACAAAACCTTGAGACGAGAGCGACTCTTCCCCTCTGATGGGGAGATCTCTGCACGGATATTCCGTGCAAAGATGAAAATCGCTCGCGTTTTGGGTCCGTTTAGTCTCCACTGCATTGCTCCTTTCTTCGGGTGGGGACCTGGCGCGACTTTTGACTTACGTCGAAGCCGCGCTAAGGTGGACACAAAGATGACTGCAGTACCCATAACCGTCGGAGGTGGCGCAAAGGAGTTACTCCAAAGCGTCATCTCGAATGACCTTCATTGGTCATTTTCTCTTCTAGGCGTTTTTCCCGATGGACCATTCAGCTTTATGCCGAATGTGTTCAAAAGGGTTGACACTTGTCGAGTCGAAACGGTTCCTAAAAACGCGAAAACCAATCGCGTCATCGCTATCGAGCCAACTGGTAGTCTATTTCTTCAAAAGGGAATAGGCGGTTACATCAGGGAACGCTTGAAGCGTGTTGGTATTGACCTGAATGATCAGGAGGTTAACCAATCTCTAGCGGCGGGTGCCCTAGAGTTGGACCTCGCCACGCTCGATATGAGCATGGCGTCTGATACCGTAAGTAGGGAGCTTGTTTATGAGCTCCTTCCTCTTGACTGGGCGTTCTTAATGGATGCCACCAGATCCCCAAAGGCTCTCATGCCTGACGGTTCTGTGGTCAAACTCGAGAAGTTTTCCTCTATGGGAAATGGTTTCACTTTCGAGTTGGAAAGCCTTATCTTCTGGGCTCTTGGGCTCAGTGTTACAGATGAGGTCTCTCCGGGGGGAGTCTTTTCGGTGTATGGCGATGACATAATCTGCCAAAAGGCAGCGGCCTCTGAGGTTGTGCGAACGTTGGAATTCGTTGGCTTTAAGATAAATAAGGAGAAATCCTATTCATCTGGCCTGTTCTACGAGTCCTGCGGTAAGCATTTCTTCGGAGGTCAAAATGTTACGCCTTATTACCAAAAAGAGACTTTTCGTGATCTTCCTGAGCTTATTAGGTTTCACAATCGGATTGTTCGTTGGAGTCAGCGTTGTGACATCGAAACGGTGTCTCATATGCCTATCCTTCGTTACAGTCCGAGGAGCCTCTTGTCCGCTGTACTCCCTTTTGGGGAGGAAGGTGACAGTGGGTTCCTCGTATCGATTGATGATTTCCTGAAAGCTTCGAAAGGCTTCGATGCAAATCGGGGTTGGAGAGTGCGCTCGGTCCAGGGTTTTGTTCGTACCTTCCCAGGTATTGAACATGCTCTGCTCGCTTACAACCTCAGAACATCGTACTCTGAAGTATCCGTTCCCGACCCTTTCGGGTCGGGGAGCATATCTCGAGCTCTCACGAGCGGAAGTGTGCTCCCGGGTGCTGAAACAGCACTTTACGGAAATATCGAGTATGATGGTTATGGGAGAAAACCCATAACTGAGGCTACCATCCGATTCGGATGGCGCTGGATCATTCCAGCGGGGTACTGCCCCCTGCGCGAATAGGCAGGGCTTAGTGGAGGCGTCCCAGACGCATAACAAGGGC